CATCAACTGTACCACAGAACTCCACATAATCATACTCCAACACAGCAAGCTTTGGATTCCTATCTGCTTCAATGGGTACATCAAATTCTGACCCATCGGCATATATGTAGCCCGCTGATGTTTTGTGTATTCTTTCGCTGTAGTCATGGAGTTCGTCAACAGGCATGGATTAGTCAAGCGTTATGTCTGTATTGTCGACCTTGTCATCTTCCTCTATCTGCACTGTGCCTGTCAATGCAAATCCACTGATGATGGAAAGGTCGCGCATGTCGATAAGTTCTTGAAGGTCTTCATTAACCTTTTCGTTCTTTTCAGCGTTTTCCCTGTCTTCCTTAGTCTTAGGCTTGCCTGACTTGTCAAACTCCACAGGGAGGACAGCAAAGTCAGGGTGATGTTTGGTCAATGAATAACGCAAGATATCCATGATATGCTTTTCTTCTTCAAGCTGAAGATCTTCCACACGGTCAAATTCATCAGCAGTCAAACCTTCTTCTTCCTGCTTCTGTTGGAGTTGCTTCAACTCTTGTGCGTAAGGTGCGGTACGTGAGCGCTTGTGGACTGCTCCTACCTGCTTACGAGTGAGGGTGGTGAAGGTGTACTTCTGATCGTCAAACAATGTCTTGATGAGTCTTCTCATTTTTCGTCTCCTTTGAGTTTGATTTCAATGTTATGTATAACATTGTGGAAACAAAAAAGAGCCGTTCTTTTGAACGGCTCCCGAGGGTAGGGTAGGACACCAGACAGAAAATTAATTCCAGGTGTAGGCACCACCTTTGTCGATATGATCCGGATCACCAATAGCCAGTGTCATATCAGAAGTAGTAAAATCATTCTGAGTAGAACTGACATTGTAGTTCGTGATTTTACAACCTTGGATTGTACCCGTAAGACCACCAGAATTTACACCAGCACCCAGAGTTACATCCACATAGTTGTTCGTCAACGGAGCATCGTCCGTAGAGAAGCGGGAAGAGGAACACGAAATTTCCCCGGAACGGTTACCAAGCTCAATAGCCATTGGCAGGCGATAATCGCCAGCATAGAAACTCTGAGGGTCACCATCATAACTTACTGAAATTTCAGTCATGATTCCGATTTCGTTGGTTGCTCCACCACCTTCCACTTGAACACTCATTGTGCCAACTGAAAATTGATACGTTAGTGGCATCTTTTGTTACCTCCATAGAAGTTTGTGATTATGATTGTAGTCTGTCCAGCAAACGTTTAATCGTTCTTCTGCTTTAAAGTGAAGCGTTCTTCTTAGTAAAGTTGAGCACAGCAAATTCTTGCCCACACCTTATAATCTATCTTTCAGCAAGTTAATGGTACGTTTCCACGGATATTTGGAAATCTTCCCTAAAAGTTTTCCGGTAATTTCAGCCTGCTCTTTTGTACCATTTTCCATGTATACCATACGCATCATTCCACGCAGTTCTTCTATGTTACCATGAGCAAGCTTCTGTCCCTTGTAATATTCACTTGTACCTTCGTACAATTCTGCATCAGCTTCAATCATTCTTACTTCTTGACACATATACGGATTACCGTAAAGATAATCCATGAACCCACTGCACTTACTGGCTAATTGGATGATCGGTTTGCCCTGTGCACCAACCTCTAATCCCGGAAGCCAAGTACTTTCTCCTTTGCTAAACCCAACTAGTGAATTGAATCTTGCTGTGACTGTTGGAATTACTTGTGGGTGTAATGGTACGTCTAGGATAGTTATGTGTGGAATCAGTTCTTCCTTGCGCCCTATTTCCTTAAGATACTTTTCCAATTCCCACTTAATACACCAACGCTCTTCATCTTCCTTATCATCTCCCCACTTCCGCGTACCGTACTTGCACACCAACATAAGACTGACTGGGTCTTTACTGCTAAATTCTGTAGCGTATGCCTGTACGATCTCTTTAACGCTCTTTCGGACATTCCAGCTACCCAATACCCCAAACACATAACGGTTACGCACTGTAGAGATATCCATTGGGTTTGTGAGCACATTCCATTTACTTGGATCATACCCCAATGGCATCCATGATACATTTTTTACCCCTGCCTGTTCAAATCTGGCTTTATCCACAAAAGTTGGCGCATAAATTTCATCCATGTTATTCAACCATTCTACGATCTCTGGTTGCACACCCAGTGTCTCGATCATTGTCCAACCAATCTTATGTCTACCATCCTGTGATATCTTGGACTGTTGCATATGTCCCGGACCTGCAATAGTCATAAAGGTTGAACCTTCCTTACGAAAGCTAGGGTTGGTTGTGTACCAATCCATTTTATTCGCAAGGACTGGATCTATGTCACGTGGAGATGGTATAGGTGCAAGGCGCAATGCGAATTGACCAGTTTCATCCAAACCCCTAAGCACTTCACGTGTGTGTTCCGCATAACCACCATAGAAATCAACATACCCTCTAATCTGAAGATGTCGCTTATGTGGTGCATTATACCCACCTATACAGAACGGTCTACTTAATGCTCCCAGTTCTGTGCGAATAGATACTAAGTCTTCTGGACAATACGGCTTAACTGCTTTTACCATCTGATCTGCAGAAATGTTATCAGACTTTTCTATCTTCTTGACAACCGATATAACTTTTTCTTCTGGCTGATCAGTTTCAGGTAATACCCTTTTTACCCTTTTCATCTAATTCCAACTCCCGTTTCCATAACTGGTTGAAAAATCTTCATCTTCACTTTTAATGCAATCCATCACAATCATGCACACAAACTTGTCAGGCTGTTCGCTGAACCTGTAGGTTGCACTACTCTTTAGTATTTTAACAACGCGCAGACCTTCGTTCTGTGACACATCTATGTCTGTTAATGGTTGTGCTGGATTGCGATTGAATATTGTCAGAATCCTGGCTTTGATGCTTTTCCATGTTTCATACGGGGAAGCCGCATCATTTGCCATGGTAATATAAAAAGTCAATACACCTGCGGAAGTTGGCAACTGTTCTGTACTCATCCCTTCGCGCCATTCAAATGACAAAGAGGGATAACGTACACCTACGGGAGAAGTCTTTGCCAGATAGATTGCCGCTTCACTGTTTGCATCGGTAGCTAGTAACGCTACCAGTGGCGCATCTGCAATTAGTACTTCATAAAGTTTATCTTCAAATGGTGTTCCGTCAGCCATATGTTACCTCAAAGTGTTCTGAAAAATTGCATAGCTCTTTTGACAGCTAAGTCTTGCGCTTCTTCTAGCCAATTTGTTTTTGCTTCGGATGGTGGAATATAAAGAGGTCCCTTAACAAACTGCACTCCTGTACCAAGTTCACCCTCTTTTCCAGGATTTACATTATTGTCATATTCTCTGCCTTCATAAGGCTTTCCAGGTTTAGCGTACGGATGATCTTCTTCTCTTCTTATGGCAAGAGTGTTTGTTTCGTTAGCTTCTGCAAAAACCACAGCACCTGGAAACCCAAACGTATTCCTAATAAATTCCCAATATCCATCCTTACCAAAAACAGCTTCCAGTTTTTTACCCTTTCCCTTGAGAATATCGATACGTATAAACAAAGAATCGTCCACAACCCTGAACAAAATTCCGCTACCTGCATGAGATGATCCAGCCATACGCAATTCTGACTTGAAGCTGTCAATGAAGTTAGCATACCCACCCATACCATTTGAATTCAAAGTATCCTTGATAGCCCTCTTAAGTATCCCAGGAGTCTTACGGTTCAATTTTTTAAGTAATCCATCTATAGCTTTTCCAGACTTTTTCGAAATCTCTGAACTAAAGTCCACAGAAGATGAAAACCCTATACCAAGATAAGTGTTATTAAACCTACCCATTATGCCTGATACCTTTCTTCGATGATTAACTCGTGGTGGTGTCGCTCTGCCACTGCATCTGCATCGTGAATTGCATTGTAATATGTGACATTCGTTGGCATACGATTAAAAGTTATCTTATCTCCGTTACGGATATTAAGAGTTACTCCCGCCCACGTGTAAGGCAAAAACAACAACCATTTAATCGTTGCAGTTTCAGTCACAATGCCTGCTTCATCCAAGTCTTCCTGTCGAACTGTCTGCATCCGTGCTGGTACATCTGCAACAACTACTGGAGTAGTAATCACCTGTTCACCACTACTAGCACGTGACGCGTACGATTTACGCGTCCATGTAGCTAACAATCCTGTCTGTTGCAATAGTCCCAAGAACGACATTAGATTGCCTCATATGCATAAGTATTGATTTTAGGCAACTGGTCAAACAGCATGTCAATATATGTGTCGAGAGAAGCAGTCTTACTACTCGAATCAAAACCAAGCACACCCAATTGATATTCATACCGACCAATCTGCTCGCGCACCAAGTTTCCAGCTACCTTATATTTATGAGGTTGCTGAAACTGAAGTTGTTTGAACATTACCAACATCTGCAACAACTTGATGATAGGTGGTGCATTAATTCCAAATGTTCCCACTATCCTAACGTTTTCCAAGCCTGCTGGGAATACAGACAATGTGTAATATGTCGAACCATATTCAATACCGTAATACACTTCCCCATTTGGAGTAAGCGTAATCAACCCTGTGTCTGAATCCCAGAACAACTGCTTATCGGGATTTACCAGTGTGATATCTTCCTCTGTATCATCTCTGGCAATTATTACGCACTCTGTGATTGTCAGGATAGGTGCTTCAGGTGAAAACAGATTTGGCGAACCATCACCGTTCAACAGATATGTCTTGGAAGCCCCGACAGGATCATCAAACACGTAATCTGCTCGCTGGTTCACATAATCAAAGGCAGAACCGGCAATAGAATTATCCGGATCACCCCTGATGATAATAGGAATATCGGTGTACACAAACGTAGCATCGTTTAACACACCTATTAAAAACTCGGTAATTTCTGCATTGGTGACGTAGGTGTATATAGCCATACATACCTCCTTTCTATTGCTTATCTTTCTTTAGAGAAAGATAACATGGTGTTCACAGGGTATCCTATCATAGCGGCACTAAGAATTCTACTGCGATCACTGTACGGTCGTAACAGTTCTTCAGTAAACCCTTGCTCAATCGCCGCCAGGAACTGTGTTATCTGAAACCTTAACTGGTCTGGATTGATAAACCTAATTTCTGTCGGTGGTATTTCTTTTACTTCTGCGGCAGATATATCAATCCGCACTTGGTATTCGGTGTGACCAACAATCCAATGAATGTATTCTGCCAGTATGAATGCAGGTACTTTATCATACGAAGGAAAATCCTTGTCATTAAGAATGTGATCCACTAAGTCTGTAGCATATTCAAACACATGCACAAACTCTATGACTTCTGCCGGCGATCTACACAGAGAGTACCCTTTGTAAACCAAGAAGTCCCGTATGACTTCGTTTACAAAAGTATCTGACCTGACACACACATTGTCACCATACAATTCTGGGCACCGCACAAGGTGGAATTTTTTACCACTGCATGCCTCGGCAGTTTCCTGTACAAAACGCTTTCGCCTAACATCACCTGCCTTGCTTCCAGCTATGTAATATACTTCTGCACCACACTTGGCAATGTCTATTATCTTGCGCTGATAATTTTTAAGGTATCCCTCATAGTGTCTAAACTCATAGAAATCTTCAATGTCAATGTCGGAACAAATTATTACTACGTCATAATCTGCCGCTTCATTAAACATTAACACATTCTTAGAAATCAGTGTCATGTCGTTTTCAGGTTCATACTGGCTTTGAAAAAGGTTAGGGTCTAGAATGGTTACATCCCCAAACTTGTTCAGCTTATCTGATAAGTCGCTGCCAAGGTAACCAAGTCCACCTATTACTAGATATTTCATGAAAAGACTTTCCTTAAAGTTTTTATGTGATCACGATAATAATCAATGCTACCAGGATCTCCTTGCATGTTAACATCGTCATTTCGTGTTATGCTCTCGTAATGTATCGCTTCAGCCTGCGCACAGTACCATATACTCTTGCCTGCCACCTTAGCCCTAACACAAAAGTCAATATCACTACAGTCACCGTAATACTTTTCATCCATGCCATTCAGTTCTTGATATGTTTCTGTAGTTATCATTGCTAAGGCAAAGGTTACGCATGGAACTTCACAGGTAGGAACATAATGTTTGTGTACAGATTTGTTTTTATGTAAGTGGTCAAATCGCTTCTTGTCATCCAGCACTATACTTGCATGCTGGTATTTCATTTTTAGCTTTGTGCGGTCATATGTATATTCCCCGGGATAGTATAAAGCCGCACCTACAATGTCAGCACCTTGATGCTTATGTATGGCAAGCATTTCTTTAATGCAGTTGGGGTTAACTACCACTATGTCGTCATTGCACAGTAGGACTCTGTCAAAGCTCTTACAGTGCTTTTGCTGTACATGGTTGCACACCGCGCTAAAATTAAACTTCTGAGAGGTCGGGTAGCACTCTATAATACCAAACTCAATAGAAATCTTAGGCAAGTCTTTCACTTTGCCATTCCACGCTATGAATATTTCATAGTTCTTGTGGGAACTTTCCTGTATACTTTGTATGCAGGCGCTCAGTAGTTCAGGATCCTTAGAAGGTATGATGATAGCAACACTTTCTTCTGTATCGCGAGCATACCTTATTCTGTTGTTGAATCCTTGTAAGTGTTCAGTGTAATACGGAAAGTCTTGTTGTGCGGATATAAGGTGTGTTTGCCAATCATCCACCATTTCCTTTGTGACTTCCATTTCTTCCTTATAGAAATACACTGGTGTGTGAAAATGCTTTATTGACTTGTCACGTACGATTACCAACCACAGAAAATCAAATTGCCACAACCAATCTTGGATCACTGCATTCAATGAAAATATCAGTTCGCTCTTAATAACAATACATGGTCTGTGATAGTAATGTTCTGTAAGTGTGTACAAGTTACAGGTGTCATACACTTGTCTTTTGCTGGGGTCTCTCACATAGAAGTCAAACAGATATACATCATGTGCACATTCATCCGAATTTATGAGCAACGTGATCTTGTCGATGTTTAACCGATCAGATTCAATGTTCGTATCATAAATCGCAGTGTAACCATTCGCCAACGTGGCATAGCATATTTCTATAGATTCCATTAATGTCTCCAGTATGTAAAACAAAAAAGGACGAGGCTTTTACACCTCGTCCTCCAAGGACAAACTACAAACGTCAGACTAGCTGACTGTCGTATCCAAGTTAGAGATACGGCAGAACGCATCGCGCCAATGCACGTTGAAACTGATACGCTCAGAAACAACATACTTAGTTTGATCGCTCTCGATCACTTCCGCACTCTTGAACTTGATGCGCCGACGGTCACCAAGCTGGGGCGAACCCTTCTGGTACATCAGCACAACACCTTCAGGGGCAAACGGTGCTTCGTAGAACGGCACACCATAAATGACGGTGACAAGACCTGCACCTTCACCAGCCGAGCCGAGACCCGTAATGAAGGAAGCAAGGCTAAGACCACTGACATCTGCCTGCTTGAAGTTTGTGTTACTGCGAGTGTTCGCCGCCTGATCCGGAGGCATCATACCAACAATCCGCGACTTGTTACGACCGTACTTACCGAGATTGTACAAGGCAACATTGACGAAGTCCACATCAAACACTGCACCACCTGCCGGAACCTGAGGAGCGGCAGTAGTAGCATCAGCGGCGATTGTGAACATACCTTCGAACATCAACCGAGGATCCCGATTGTACCAGTTCACCGCAGTTGCGGCATCCGGTGTCGGGGCAGTCGCGAGGTGAGTAGGATCACCTTCCAAGATTGCCATTTCTTCCGCTTCTGCTACTGCTTCAGCGAAATCATTCAGCACATCCTGAATCACGTTAGGCTGACTGTCTTCAATGGCTTCTTCATCCACCATCGAAAAGGCCATCAATTTCTTTGCTACCCACTGCACCTGAGCCGTACTGAAACCCGTGAGGGTAGCAGTTACGCCATCTTGGATGTAGTAGGCCGCTCCGGCGTTCGCTTTCTTAGGCTTGGTCCATGTCCGCGCATTCTGCACAAAACTTGGAACCAAACGACGAACGATGCTGATGTCGCGAATGTAGGCAATTACTTCACGTGCCAGAGGCAACGGAAGGTAACCAGCAAGCGACGTTCCCGGTACTGCAACCGAGAGAGCTTTGAGAATCATTGCACGATTGTTCATCTTGCGTTTTCTCCTGTCGTCTGTTTTTGTTTAGTTAGTCTTATGCAGACTGCGATGCATCCATCAACTGGATGTAGTAACCTTTGGCGAGGATCTTCTCGTCATCGGTCAGGTCGTCATATGCTTTCTCGTGATTGCATACATAGTGGACAAACTTGACAGTGTCCGGGTCATCAGCGCCCTCAAGCACTTTGGCCGGAACGCCACTGTTGTTGTTGCCATCATCCTGGAGACCCTTGCGACGATTGCTACGCTTCAGGCTTTTAACCAGAGCGGCATTCGTTTCCTTCATCTCCTTCAGCATCTCGAACATGGGATCAACAGGAGCAGTCTTCTCGGACTTCTTCTTGCTGGTCTTTTTCGATTTCTTCTGGGATGCAGGTTCCGCGAGCGCCTTGAGTGCCTCGAGAATCGGGGTGTTCGCCTTTGCGATCATCTGCTGAACATCAGCGGCAGACAGTCGGCCAGCACTCTTATTCTTGCTTTTCTTGCTCTTTTTGTTTTTGTTCACAACAGAGCTCCTTTTTGTTTTGTTTAGTTTGCTGATCGAACGTCTGAAGCTCTTTCCGATCACATCAGTGACTGCGCATTTTGCATTCATAGGCAACCCAACCACTGAAACCTCAAACAACTCCATCGAAAGAATCTGAAATTCTTCGATCCGGCCGGTTTCTTCGTTTTCCAGTACCTTTACCCTTTTGGGGCGCAGGCGTATAGAAAAAGCGTTAAGAATCCCTTCCTCAAGCTTAATCCAGACATCTTCAACGTCACCGGCCTTACTGATCATGATTTCGACGAAGAGACCTTTCTTGTCTAATTTCGTTTTCAGTACGCGTCCTATTGCCTTGTCTGTATCATGATTGAGAAATACTGTGTTAGCTCCAGGCTGAAGAAGATCATTCACTGCTTCTTTCATAGCCGAGCGGGTAATAACATCCTTGGCGCGATCCTTGTCATACGTGCTTGCATGACCTTTAATAATGCGACCAGTGGTTTTACCCTTGATACTTGATGTACCCTTTTTCTTATCACCGCCACCTAAAGTAAATGGTAGAGTCTTCTTTGCGCGCTTATTTTTCTTCTTGCCATTCTTACGGAGTGCTTTACCCCTTTTGGGCGAACCGTCAATAAGAGCATCCAAATCGTAGTGCTCTTCAATGCCGTACTTGGCGAAGTCTTTACGCGTGATTATAAATGACCTGTAACCCATTTGAATCACTGCCCTATGTTAAGATAAATTTTTGATTTGATTGATGCATTGAATATGGTATCTATCTTTTTATGAAAATCAGATAATGATCCTCCTGATTCCTTCTCTATGCATTTATAAACTTTTTGGTAGACCATATCACAGAAAGCTTGTGAATTCAAATCTTTACACTCATTAGGATAACCTTCTGAGCCAAACAAGGAACGGAACATGTGCAAGTCCCAGTCTGCATAATGTTTCAAACACCACAACTTCATATATTCTATATACAAGTCTACTGCTTCCTTTTTAGCAGTGGGCTTCGGTTTCTTTTCTGCGGGTTTCTTTTCTGCGAGTTTAGGTTGCACTTCTGTTTCTTTCTTCTGTGGAAATTCAATTTTACCAGTCTTTGGATCAATCTGACCACCACCAGGATCAAGGTTAACAGGTGCGTCTCCCCAAGGCACCGCAGGCTTTTTCCTACGCCGCCGCACTTCATTAACTGTAATAACATTTGCTTCTAAATCAATCTTATCAATATCCGACTGTGCTTTTGGTTCCAACAAATCAATATCCGGAAACACGATTTCTAGATCATCAAACCCAAAGCCATCCCAACAAATATGCTGACTGTAATAATAAGATTCTTTTCTGATGATTGGCGCAAGTGCACCGCTCTTGTATGCATCAGTCTGTTGCTCACTGTTTAACCGACCCGTGCTACTGTCTAACACACCCATAATGATAGGTTGCATACTGTATACCGCAAAAATGCGTGTACGGAGTTCCCCACCATACTCCTGAAACTGCATATCTCTGTTAGTAATCGCCATCTGTACCCACTTAACAGGAACATTAACTGCCATTGTTCTGTGAGCATTCGCGGCACCCTTGTGCTGTTTTTGTACGTACTGCTTAAATTTCTCCAGTTCTGTTTTGCTCATGCCTTCAAGTGAAATCACACCGGATGATTCACCATTATTGGTAAAGAACACACTGTTGTAAGTAGCACGCAGAATGTCACTGGCAACTGTGTTAGCTAAGGTATCAAGTGGTTTGTGTCCATACAG